ATGGATAATCAAAACACTTTGGCACTAGATTTAAAAGGTAATGTGGTTACTTGTCAGAATGTTTCAATCATGGAAACAAGTAAGAATGGTGAATCACATTCTGGTGGTAACTTAGAAGATTATGATAATGTTGCATTGAAATCTGTTACTCATTGGATGAATAGAAAAGATTGTGCAAGTTGTCCAGTATTACACCTATGTAAGGGTTCGTGTATGTATTTGGATGGTAAACATTGGGATGTAACTTGTAATAATGCCTATTCGGATAATATTGTATTGTTTGCTTTGGCTGTTGAGAGAATGACCAATGGTTATATTCCTAAAACTGTTAATGGTGAAGGTCTGCCATTAGAACGCCAAGATATTTGGGGAACAGTATATCAACACCAAGAAGTTAAGAAGAAAAAGATTATACCTATTAAGGCAGTATCAGAGAAAATTGGTACATTAAACGATATTGAAATTTACGGAAAATCAAGAATAGAGGCATAAAATGGCAATCACCATTACACCACAATTACAAAAACTTATCAATCATTTAAAATCTGAAGTATCGGAGGTATTAGATATTTCTTTACAGGAAGTTCCCGCTGAATGGTTGAAAGATGTTGATTGTAGTGAACCTGTTATTTTTGATTGTACCGTTAAAGTATCACCTGGACATCCGACACCACCTAATGTGAGTTTTGGATTGCCTAAGGTCGTTTATGAAAATGAAAATGATTACCCACAGATTGTAAATAATCTAAAACAATTAATCTCCTCACAACCTAATGCTGTGAATTATCAAGAAGTGAGAGAATCAGCAAACACTTAATATGAATAAATTTGTTATTGTAGGTGGTGGCACGGCAGGTTGGTTGACTGCTCTGTTTGTCAAAAAGTTTGTACCTTATTCTGATGTTACTGTTATTGCAAGTTCAGATATTGGTATTCTAGGTGCTGGTGAAGGCACCACTCCCCATTTTATAGATTTACTCAAAGATTTGGATATTCCGGTATCTGAATTATTTGAGCATGCGCAAGCAACTAAGAAAACAGGCATTCGTTTCACTAATTGGAACGGTGATGGAACATATTATGACCATCCATTTTGGGATAACAAATATGCTCTACACTTTAATGCCAGAGCATTGGCTGCCTATCTACAATTTCTTGCTGAAAAAAGAGGTATCAAATTAATTGATGATAAGGTAAATGGTTTCAATACCGATGAAAAAGGTTATGTTGCTTCAATTAAAATAACCGACTCGGAAGTTCCTTGTAGTTTTGTATTTGATTGTTCAGGATTCAAACGATTGATTATTGGTGGTTTATACCAAGAAAAATGGAATAATTATTCAGATTCATTACCATGTAAAAGAGCGATGCCTTTCTTTGTTGAACATGATGGCAATATACCTGAATACACAGAAGCGATTGCCATGAAATGTGGTTGGGTATGGAAGATTCCGGTTCAAGGTAGATATGGTTGTGGTTATGTGTTTGATTCTGATTACATCACAGATGAGCAAGCAAAGCAAGAAGTAGAAGAATACTTTGGACATGAGATTAATCCTCCTACAATCTTTACATTCTCTGCCGGTTCTTACAATGATACATGGGTTAAGAATTGTGTTGCAATTGGTCTATCATCAGCTTTCACAGAACCATTAGAGGCAACTTCTATATGGATTCAAATATCATCACTAAGATGTTTTGCTGACCATATGCCACAGTTCAGTAGAGGTAATGAATTCTATATCAAAGATTACAATAAAGCAATTCAAGATATGAATAAAGATATTAAGAATTTCTTACATTTACATTATCTAACAAAGAGAACCGATTCTCCATTTTGGACTGAATTTAGGCAAAAGAATAAAACTCCAGAATTTATCAATAGAGTTAAATCCATCGTAAAGAAACAAGATTTGACCGATTATGATTTAGATTATCTTTATATGTTGGATGATAATAAACATGGTATCACCACCTATTTTTCTAACAGTTGGAATGCAATTGTTAAGGGAATAAAATTTAATGAGAGTTGAAAATATATTTGGTACCAATATTGTCCGTGTTCAATGTGAAGATGAATCGTTATATCATAATCAAGAATTGACTACAACAATAAATCAAATATTCAATTCTGAAATGGTACAGAAAAGAGCCAGAAATGAAAAAGGTGATTCTCACAAAGGTGCTGGACTAACCACAGTTGGTCAACCTTATGGTTTGATTCATTATTCTGGTGCCACAAAGATGGTTGATTGGGTGTCGGAACAATTATTATTAGCCAAAGAACATTTAGGACTTGCCAACAAAGGCAATAAGGTGTATTATAAGAGAAGTTGGGCTAATCGTTTATTTCGTGGCGGTTATGGCCTGTGTCATCGACACATTAAAGTTGATGAGTATATGAAATCTTATGGTTACAAAGAAGAAAACTTTAGACCTGATGCCGTTGCCATTCTTTATGTTGATGTGCCAGAAGGTAGTTCGAATTTAGTGATTTGCCGTGAAGGCGATGATTATGTGCCGATAGATAACTTTAAAGAAGAAGATAAGTATTGGTTGAAACCTGTTGAAGGAGAATTAGTAATACACTCACCTGAAATATGGCACGCTGTAAGTGTCCATGAATCAGATTTACCACGAAATGTGTTTGTATTTGATATCGATTATGTTTAATTTCTGTCCACCAAAAGTCCTTGCTGACTTAAAATCTGAAACCTTTCCTGATGGTAAGCGTTACTATACACTAGAAGATGGAACAAAACTGCCTTCTGTAACTACTGTGCTTGGCGCCCAAAAGAAAGATGCCATTATGAAATGGCGTAAAAAAGTTGGTGAAGAAGAAGCCAATCGTGTATCAAGATTGGCAACAGGTCGTGGTACCAATGTTCATACATTATGTGAACGATATCTAAACAATGATTCATTAGGTGATATTATGCCTGATGCTAAAGAAATGTTTATGTCGTTGAAACCATTGCTCAATCGTATTAACAATATTCATTATCAAGAATGTGCCTTGTGGTCCAAACAATTAGAAATGGCAGGTCGTGTGGACTGTATTGGTGAGTTCGATGGTGAGTTATCAGTAATTGACTTTAAGACCTCTAAGAAGATTAAAACAGAGGCACACATTGAAGATTACTTTTGGCAAACAACAGCATATGCCTTGATGTATGAGGAGATGATTGGTGTGCCTATAAATAATCTAGTTATTATTATGGCAGTAGAAAATGAGCAACCGTTGTTATTTAAACAGAAAACACAAGACCACATTCCAGGTCTAGTGAAAGCAATACAATATTATAAGGAACAAAAATGAAAAAGATTATTCTATCGTTTGTTTTAGCTTTAACGGCTTTAACATCACACGCATGGACACAAAGACCAAATGCGGCACAGGCACAATGTATCAATCAGGCACCGTATGGTTTTCCTGCTACCAATCCACCAACCTATCCAATCTGCCGTCAAGGTTACTTTGTAGGTTATGATGCGGCCGCTAAATTGCCACGATATGTAACATACACATTGTTACCACAAAATGCTTTAGGTTGTGTAGCAAGAACAAATGCTTTCGTTAAAGATGAAACCACACCTAATGGCGCAACACCACAAGATTATGCTGGCACAGGATATGACAAAGGTCATATGTCACCTGATGGCGACCAATCGTGGGATGTCCAAGTGGAGTATGAAAGTTTTTTGATGACAAATATGTCGCCGCAGGCTGGAAGCTTAAACCGTGGAATTTGGAAGTTATTGGAAACTTCTGTCCGAGGATGGTCAGTCCAGAGAAATCAGAGTTACACAGTATATGTGGGCGGATTGTATGGCGCTACTGATAAGAAGATTGGTAACGGTGTTGTAGTACCACATGGTTTCTATAAGATTGTTATTAATAACCAAACTAAAGAAGTTGCCGCATGGGCATTTCCTCATGTTGCACCATATCCAAACCTTGGTAATGATTTAACTAAATTCCGTGTTGGTATTGCACAATTACAAGGTCAAGCTGGTGTAAACTTTGCTTTCCCACAAGGTGCAATTGAATTACCACCCGGTAAAGAATGGCCAGTAGATTTTGGTGCCCTCACACAAGCCAAGCGTGCCAAATGTGGTGCTAATGCCTCTACTGATTGACATTTAAATAGTTTTATGTTATAATAGTTTCCTATTTCGTAAAATAGGTGGTGGGTCGGACTTAAAAGTAATATAAATAATACTACCAGCACACACATATCGCTGGTAGTATACACACAAACACACATAGGAGTAGTAAATGACACCATTCGAGATTCGCCTCGAACTATTAAAAATGGCCAGAGACCTTCTGGTTGATGACTTTAATAGTAAAAAACAATCCCTAGTAGAAAATTGGCAACAACAAGTCGAAGCCGCTAAAGTGGCAGGCACAGTATCGCCTGACTATCCAATTCTTCCTACATTTCCATCTGAAAACGAAATTGTAACCAAAGCGGATACGCTGAATCAATTCGTTTCTCAAACCACTCCACAACCTGAAGTAAAAGTAACTAAGAAAAATTCGTAATTGGAGATGGCGGTATTCCGCCTTTAACAAGGAGATATGATGTTTAGTATCAAAAAGAAATTAGCATTAATTTTGATAGGTTTGGTTGCTGTATATACAACCAACACAGTAATGGCACAAGCAGTTAATGCTCTCACAGAAAAACAAGTAACAGAGAATTACAATCGTCAAGTAGAATGCTTGGCAAAAAATATTTACTATGAAGCTGGTACCGAAAAATATGAAGGTAAACTGGCAGTAGCACAGGTCACATTGAACCGTGTAAACTCTGGTAAATTTCCATCAGATATTTGTTCTGTTGTTTACCAAAAAACAGTAGACCAAAATTTAAGAACAGTATGCCAGTTCTCATGGACTTGTATGGTTAAAGAATTGGTAGTCCGTGATAAGTATGCTTGGGAAGAGTCCCAAATGATTGCCAAGAGAGCCTTGACAGAACCATATGTTCATGATACAATAGCAGAATCAAATGCATTATATTTCCATGCAGTTTACATTAAACCTAATTGGGAAAAGACCAAGGTTGTTAAACAAATAGGAAACCATATATTTTACAGTAGAATTTAATATGCCAACCCGTGAAGAAATAAAAGATTTTAGTATGTTAGTTGAAAAAGTGGCGGCATCTGAAAAGATTGGTCTTATGGATGCCATCTGCCATCATTGTAAAGAAACAGGACTTGAGGTAGAAGTTGCTGCAACACTTATATCTTCAGCACTCAAAGCCAAAATCAAAGAAGAGGCACAAAACCTCAATCTCATTAAGAAAAGTTCTAAACTACCAATATGACAGACAGCACAGGCTTTGCAGCCTTTGCTTTATATAATGCTCTGAAGCTGCACTTTACATCATCTTCTTACGACTTCTTTAAGTATAATGGTAAGACCAATGTATCACAAGATGCCTTTCTAAAACGAAAAGACAAGTATACATTCTATAAGTTATCTCGTAAGTACCAAATGGAAGAATTAAGAAACTTCTATGTGGCAAACTTTTTACAAGGTGATAAATGGGTAGGTGATATGAATACACTTGAAGGTGAAGAGGTATTCAAAAAGTGGCAGAAAACTCAACAAAGCTTGACTTATACCTTTGAGAATGATATAATCTACCTGTTCGACAAATACAAGCCAAAAGAAATGTTTCAGATTTCTGGCAATTATCCAAATCTATTGAAAGAATTGATGGAAGGTAATATACAGATTGAAACTGTTGTCTATATGAATATGATGATGGGATTTCTAGAGGTTTGGAAGAAAGAAATTACAGAAGATATTATCTGGCCAAATTGGGAGTTGAGAATGAGAAAGTATCAACCATTCATATTTGACCAAGAGAAGATTCAAAAGTTAGAAAGTTTATTGAAAGAAAAGATTAAAGAATATGCCTGAAGTTAAAATTACCAAGATTTACCTAGACATGGATGGGGTAATTGCAGACTTCAATAAAAGATATAAAGAGCAATACAAAATGGAGCCGAGGGAGGCTGAACAGAACAAAGAGTTTGATAAGTTCTTTGACAAGTTTATTCAAGATGGTGAATTCGCCACTTTGGATTTAATGCCTGATGCCATGATATTGATTAACTATCTTAGAAGTTTGAAAGTGCCAACCGAGATTCTATCTTCAACTGCTTCTGAAAAGAGGCACGGTCAAATTGGACCACAGAAGTTGGAATGGTTGAAAAAACATAATATTGAGTTTCATCCTATTCTTGTACCAGGAAAAAGGCACAAGAAAGATTACTCAAATCCTAATAGTCTATTGATTGATGATACACCAGTAAATATTGACCAATGGCGTAGAGAGGGTGGTATTGGTATACTTCACTCAGATGCGCTTACAACCATCAATATTTTGAAGATGTATGTTTGACAATGGATAAATATTATGATATACTAGTAGTTGATTATGAGAAGTAATTTGAACAAGTCGTTTATATTCCGTTTATACACCGTTAATAAGGAGAAGTACCATGAGTTTCGCAAATCTCAAACGCCAATCAGGCAACCTCGATAAACTATCAAAAGCAATTGAGGCTCTCAATACCACAAGCGAAGGTGGTTCAGAAAAGTCAGATAACTTCTGGCGTCCCGAAGTAGATAAAGCAGGTAATGGCATGGCCGTATTCCGTTTTCTTCCCGCATCTGAAAAAGATGGCGAAGATGGATTGCCATGGGTTAAAATTCATTCACATGGATTCCAAGGACCTGGTGGTTGGTTAATCGATAACTGTTTAACCACAAAGAATCAACAATGTCCAGTTTGTGAACACAATTCTACATTATGGAATTCCGGCATTGAAGCGAACAAAGATGTAGTTCGTAAGCAGAAGCGTAAATTGAATTACATCGCCAATGTTTATATCGTTTCTGATCCTAAACATCCAGAGAACGAAGGTAAAGTTAAGTTGTTCAAGTTCGGCAAAAAGATTTTCGATAAGATTTCTGAAGCGATGAACCCACAATTTGAAGATGAACAAGCAATTAATCCATTTGATATGTGGAAAGGTGCTAACTTCAAGTTGAAGATTCGTAAGGTAGAAGGTTATCAGAATTATGATAAGTCAGAGTTTGATACACCAGCACCTTTGTTGAATGATGATGATGAACTTGAAAAGATTTGGAAATCTGAATTCTCACTACAAGAATTGATTTCTGATAAAGAGTTTAAGTCTTATGATGAGTTGAAGAAGCGTCTTGATAAAGTTCTTGGTTTGAATGGTGAAGCACCACGAACAACAGTAGAGCAAGTAAAGGCAAAAACTTTTGATGCACCTAAACCTGCCGCAGAAGATTCACCTTTTAAAGATGATACATCCGATGAGGATGATTTGAGTTATTTTGCCAAGTTGGCAGAAGAAGATTAAACCTACGACCCCTTGGTTTAGAACCCACCGAAAGGTGGGTTTTTTATTGGTTAAACTACTCTAGTTGAATTTAATATTAATCGTTGGAGTGTTTCTTCATTGTTTCTTACCAATGGAATAATACCTCTTGGTTTACCACCTTTAGAAACATTATTCACATTGTTATTAACAACAGTTGATGGATCTTCTTTTGATTTAGGAATATTTAAATCAATATTGGCCTGTTGAACCTGATTCAACACAGCACCTGCTTTTGGAGTTTCAACAACTGGTTCAAGTGATTGTTTAGAATCTGTTTTAACTTCAGGAACAGGAGTATTCTTAACTGGCTCTTCTTTGAGTTCGGTTTCTTTTGTGGTTTCTTTTGATTTAACTGGTGTTGCAGACTTCTTGGTACCATCCCAATTATACTTATCACCCCATTGTTTATCCCAATTTGCTTCACGCCTTGTTCCGTGACCTGTTGGTCTAGGGGGAACTTTTTCGGGACCTGTATCAACTTCTGCTGGTATTTCATGTTCTTTTGTATCTTCAGCAATTGCTTTGACTTTATCTTCACCACCCATGGCCAGCAAAGCTTTTTTCTTTTGTTCACCCTCTGGCATAGCTAAAACATCTTTAGCTCTTTGTTTTCCATTTTTAACAATATCTTCTAATGCTTCTTTGCCACCCAAGGCTTCGATATCATTTGCTGAACCATTTTTTAAAACATTTGAAGCTTCTTCAGGCGACAACGCTTTCATATTGTTGGTATTATCGGCCAATTTTTGTAATAAGAAAGCACTAATACCAATTGCAGCCAACAAAGCAGTTAAACCACTAGCAGGACCGAGAACCAAAAATTTCAACCAACCAAGTCCATCCAACCAATCTCTAAAAGTATTAGTTGGTTCCTCTTCTTCTTTGGTGGCAGTTTTAGGTACTTCTTTTTTGTATGGTTTACCTGTAATAGCTTCTATTAATTCTTTGTGACGCCTTGCTTTTTCAATATTTCTTTCTTCTTCAAAGTTTTTATCTTCTTCAGCTTTGAGTTTATCTTCTTCTCTGGTTTTATGTAATAAACCCTCAATACTATGGAGTATACCCAATACATCACCACCTTCACCACCTTCAATTTTACCTAATTTTTCAGCCGTGCCTTTATCTCTTCTTTTTACACCAGAAAAATAATCAATTGAACTTTGTTTTCTACCTGTTAATTTACCAAGTAACGCAGGAGCAAAATTAGAACCAAATGTCATAAACTTGGCGATGTTCATTGGATCGAATTTTTCTTGTAAGCCAGTCATTTTGGCTTTGGTTTTCATAGATACGGCTTTTTTCAATGAAGATAATGCACCACCTTCTTGTTCAGCCAATAGACTACCTAATGACTTTTCTCTTATTCGTTTGGCTTCTTTATATTCCATCACATTCTAACTTTCTTAATATATGCTGGTTTATCACTACCTGTAGGTGGTGTTGCTTGTGCATTTTGTTGATTTGTTTGGTTTGTTGTATTACTATTTACAACAGGTGCAGATTTTTCAGTTTCTTCAGCTTTTGTTTTTAAATCTTTATTTTCTTTTGAAGAGGTATCAATTTTATTACCTGTTGATACAGTAGAAGGAACTTCTGGTGGATTAGATAACTTTTTCTCTTGTAATGTCATCCTATCTTGTTTCAATAAAGCCGTCATTTGCTCAACTGAAATCGATGCTTTATTACCTGAACCATAGTGTGAAGTTTTACCACCAGGAATATCGGGGTCAGCAATAGATGCCCACTCATTTGATAATGACTTTAGGGCACCATATAATAATTTTGGATCATCTGATGGACTGTTTAAATACCTAGCAATAGCTGGATTTTTTTGACCAATTAAATATTCTTCAAACAACTTTTCTTGTAATTGAGCATTGAATTTTTGTTTAGTATCAATATTCAATACTCTAACGGCATCACTTAATGTTGTTGGAATCATTTGATATTTACCTACAGCAAATAACTTCTCGCTTTCATTAGGTGAACCCCATTGAATAGATTGCCTTCTCATAACCTCTTCAACAGTCATATCTTCTAAATTGACTGGTTGTTTTATTCCAATAATTTTACCAGATTTTGTTCCTTTGTTGGCTGCATTATAACTGCCTTTGGCAGATTCACCTTGAGCAATTGCTTTAGATATTGATAATGTGCCAGCAACACCAGCAGCAATAATTGCTGCACCACCAGCAACAGTTGCCGTAGCGGCACCGCCAGTAACAACCGGTGGAATTTTTGTAGTTGTTTTTGGTGTTTCTTTTGTTTTGTTTGTTTCTTTTTGAGTCGTTTCTTTTTTCTTAGGCTCTTTTTTGGTTGGCTTTTCTTTTTCTGGTTTTTCTTTTTTCTTTCTTCTACCAGTTAAAGCTTTGACCAACTCTTGATTACGCTCATCCTCTTCATCATCTTCTCTTTGTTTGGCTTCTTTGGCATCAGCTTCCGCTTGATGTTTGTCATCAATTGATTGTTTAAGAGATTTGTAGATATACCCTAAAGATTCTAATGCTTCAGGAGATTCTAAAGAAGAACCACCAGATTCTAAACTAGCAGTATGTTTTGGTTTGACACCAGAAAAATAATCGATTCGTTTCTTATCGGCACCAATTAATTTACCGAGTAAAGCAGGCGCAAAATTAGAACCGCCTGTTAGTTTCTTGGCAATATTTAATGGGTCAAATGCTTCTTTGATGCCAGCCACTTTGGCTTTGGTTTTTTGTGATAGTGCTGCTTTAAAAGATTGACCAAAACCACCCTCTTGCTCAGCTAAAAGGGTGCCAAAAGATTTCTCTCTTATTTTCTTGGCTTCTCTATAATCCATTTACTATTTTCTTTGTCGTTCTTTAATCTTTTGATTTTCTTCTTCAATATATTGAATCAACAAGGAAACGTAAATATCTCTTTCCCAAGGCATCATGTTTTCAAGTTCGGTCAAGCTATACTTATGGTGTTGCATTAACGAAAAATTCGTTTTATAATAATTACTCAGATTTTCATGACGAAATGTTAACCGAAAAAACTTTCTAACCCTTCCACCTCTATCGTGTGGTCAAAACCACACTTACTACATTTAATGTTAACGGTCTCTTTTAATTTGGGTAAGTTATTAAAAAAGTTTTCTACTTTGGTAAACTGTTCCTGGTTCATTGATTCAACAAACTCTAACATTTCACCTGGTTGTGCTTCATGGTCATAATAGAATTTATCTTCAACTATGTCATAGATGTATTCAATAGATTCGGCAATCATATTAAAAGTAACTTCATTGATATTATCAAACTTCAATGAATCTTTGACAACACCAAATTCTGGATATTTCATCTTAATAATAATCTTGGATGAAAGTTTAATCTCTGGATCAATACCTTCGGGAATATCAACTTTAATTTGATTGAGGTCAATATCTTTTTCCATGATATTACCACATTCTTTATCATCAACCACATTATTACAACGATAACGGGATTCTACAATTTCACCAACAGATTTGGCTCTAAGGTTTAGGAAGTAATATTCAATATCAATGATTGGTAATTTATCAACATTAATATTTTCCGTGATGGTACAATTTTTTAATATATCATGGATAGCGTTTTGTGTCGAAGAAGCATCATTAGATTCCAGAGCCATCAAAAGGTTTCGTTGTTCTTTAACCAGAAAAGGTCTATATTTGATTTGCTTCTTAGAAATAGGCAATTCAAGTTCATAGGTTGGTGTATCAAGTTTAGGTAAAGCCATTTTATTTTCACTCCATTAAAAAATATTACTCAGGTACAATTTGCTCACCGGGAGCTAAAGTTTTTTGAACAGGAATATTTCCTGTTACATCAGAACCACCTAAAGGAGGTCCTCCGATAATACTAGCAACTGATGCCATACCATAATCAACCAACTGCATACCGAGAGCCTGTGTTGAATTGTTTTGCCAGTAAGTGTAGGCAAAAGTTACTACAAGTTTATGATGGCCATCTCCCGCCCAATCTAAATCTAATTGATTCATAGAAATAGGATAAGCATCATATAAGTTTACTGAATATGATAATTGATTTGAAACATCATATTGATTGATGGTGATGATAGTTGCATAATCACCTTTAAATCTAAGGTTATTATTATATTGTGGATTAATATAGTTTAGCCACCCATCAAAGAATAATTTTTGACTCATATCATCATCAACAATAAAAGTTAAATCCATGTCATTGTAGGTTGACAAATAAGGATACTTTTCAATAGGTCCGTAAGTTTTTTGTTCCGTGGTAGCAAATGTTCTACCGGGTAAATTGGCATTTTCACAACGATAGTTTAAAGACCTTGCAGATGAAATGTAAGGTAACATTACAAATGGAATATTGATATTGACATCAAACCTATTGGTTCTGGCAACATCTCTACTAAAACTTGATTTGAATTCACTAATGGATCCAGCCATTTTTATAACCCTTTAATTGATTCTGCCCAAACATGACCAGCTGTTGTTTTCCTAAACTGTTGTAGTGGCAACAATGATGCTATTTGGTATTCTTCCGCTTGAATGGCAAGTAATCTTGACTTTACATGGCCATACAAGTATTTTTTAAGGCACGGTTTGAACTCTTTAAGGCGCTTGGAGGCGTTTAAAATGTCATAGCTTACTCGTAACCTTTCGATTTCATTATCTTGACCTAGGACTGCGTAATTCATGAGTTTCTTTAAAAATGCCACTCGGTATTGGTATGGCAAATAATGAAGGTTTAAACCCATAAATCCATCATCATGAGTATCTAACACAATTACCATTGGAAAAGTATCATAATACGGCAAAGATTCTTTACCTTTGGGGTCATAATAAAACGCATATAACTTACCAATTGATAGTTTACTAACTTTCCTAAATTTCTCATTGGCCATCTGAGCGGAGATAAAAGCTGGTGAGCGAATCTCAGCAATCTTATTTTTCAACCATCTGAGAGAATCATCTCCCATTGGTTTGAATCCAGTTTTAGCGAATTCTTCGCTTAATTTTGTAAGTTTAGATGTGGCCATTTGAGTATTTATGTTAGATTCCTATATGGTCTTCCGTCATCAACATAAACTCCCAACCACGGTCTAAACAAAATTCTGTAGCGGCTTTCCATTTGGCTTTATTGACGGCATAAGTGGTTACCTCATTAATGAATTGTTTAGTAACTCTTTTACGAACCACAGGTTCAACTGTTTGTTTTTTAGGTTTAACTTCAATAATCATCGTTTTACTATTTCCATCTTTAGTTTTAACTTTAACTAAAAAATCAGGAAAGTATCGATGAACACGATTATCTACGGGAGAAACATAAGGAATGATGAGTTCTTCTGAAGCCCATGATAAAATACTGTCGGTTCTATCAAGCCACGACATCACCTTACATTCCCAAGAAGAGCGGTAAATGATGTTATTTGAATCGCCAATATACTTTTTGGGGTTCTTTGGTATAAAACGACCAGAATAAGGAGATTGTTTTGTCATAATAATTGTTGGTAAGCCATATAAATATGTATATTCAACCTTAAAAGAGAATTTCGATGGCACTCATCTCAATACCTTCAACCATTGGCGGAGTAACAATTCCTGGTACCGCTTCGAGTGGTCCGCTAGGTGCTTTGTTTGGAAGTCAATATAAGTTAAGTGCATTACAATATCCAAGAGATTTAGGTTCAATGACTAAAGGTCACTTTGTTCAATTTTCTTTATATGAAAGAAAACCACAAAATTATAGTGAAATTACAAGTTCAGTAACTAATCTAATTAAAGATCCAACAATATCTAATGCTGAAGGCGTTTTAAATGCTGCAGCTGGCACGGCTGGATCAATTACAAATTCAATAGTTGGATTGTTTCAAGGAAGTTCAAATTCTTCTTTGTTGAGCCTTTCAAAAGAAACAACATCAAAACCTGATATAATTTCTTTATATATGCCAGATACGGTCAATATTACAAATTCATCCATGTATTCTGGAACTAGTGTAACGAGTGCTATTGGCGAGGCGGCCGATTTGGTGGCAAAAATTGCC